TCCATAAGGTGCATCTTGAGCAATCCTTGAGAAGTTTATAAGCGATTGCGAAGCATCACCCATTGGTCTGCCTAAACTACCTGCCTGTTGATTTAATTGAGCAATTTTACCTTTTAAATTATCTATGTTTTTAGATAAATAATTTATCTCGCCAATATTAGTAGCTTTCTTTAATGCACCTTCAAATTGTGCAAGAGTATTTTGTGCAGCCTTTAAACTAGATTGTAACGCTGAAACATCGGCATCAATACCAATACTAAACTTATCAAAATTTTCTGCCATAATATTTTAATTTACTCCGTACAACTTTAGTGTCCTTGCCAATTGGTCGCTCGTTAACATTACCTTTTCTTCTTCAACTTCCAAATCATCAATCGCTGGTATGTTCCAAAAGGACTTCATACTTTTGGGTGATTTTTCAGTAGTGTTACTTAAATATACAATATAGGCAAGGTTTCTAGTCCTTGCCCATTCGTTTAACTCTTGTTTTTCTTTACCCATTACGATAATAGAAAAGTCTTTCCAAGTCATATCCCAAAACTCATTGGGTCTTATATTGCATTCAGCAGCCTTAACTAAAATATCATCCCACCCTAACTTTATTAGACTTTTTTTTTTCTTCTTTAGGATTGCCTTGTACTGTTGTAACTGTGCTTTCAACAATATACTTCAAATACAAAAGGACTTGTCCTTCAGGATTAAAAATACCGCCTATTTCATCAATCCAATCGCAAACATCATCTTCGGTAAATTCTACTTCTTGTTTGGTACTTATACATCCTGATTTATATCCGATATGTATTAGTTTTACAATGTTATCCAAGTCGTATTGGTTACTACCTAAAAACTCAAAGTACTTATCAATAGTTATGTCTTTTGCTTTGCAAAATTCCCTCATTGACCAAGTACCCCATTTTAATTGAATTGTTTTGTTGTTTAGTTTTAATTCAAACATAGGTTATTGATTTACGCTTGTTCAGTTTGTGTTAATGGTGGTAATGTTACTACGAAAGTTGCAGTAAATTTAACATCATCTTTATCAGCAGCGTTTACTTCAAAATCGCTAATAAATACTTGACCTGAATAATACACATCTCCTGAAGTTGGAGTTGCTTTACCCATCTTCATATTGAAGGCAGTTTTAGCAGCGTGAGCAGTGTACAATTGTTGGTAAGAATCCTTACTAGGTGTTCCTGTTTCATCAATTGCAAATCCTTCAGCTTTGAATGATTGAGTAAATGAAGGACCAACTTGATATTGGTCTCCGCATTTAGAAGTTGCATCAATAGTGTTTACTGTTGATGTCATTGAGTTAGTTGTAAGACAAGCGACTGCTTTAAATGTTGCGTCTCCGTCTATGTCAGCGGTAAGAATGTAATCTCTTGCTGATACTTTTGTTTCTGCCATTTTATTTTAATTTTGAGTTATTATTAAATTATAAGTTATTATTGTTCGCCATAAATTATCCGAAGGGTTTAAACCATCCAAATTTCTAATTGCACCCACCACCAAACTTGTAGCGTAAAACCCATTTGTAAGGGTTATAGTCGTTTCGGAATTGATTGCAGCTAGTATTAAATCGCTTATTGTTTCGGCTCTTTTATATCCAAAGTTACTATTTTTTATTACAATGTCAACATCAATGGTAACTGCATTGGTGTAACTGATTTTACCTTGTTCCTGTGCCGATGCTCTGCCGTTCATAATCACATATTCATTGACTCCGTTATCAGGTGCGTAACCATCGTAAACAGGCAATCCACTTGAACTTGTCAAGTTAGTATAAAACCACTTCTTTATTTCTATATTAGGATTTAACATTCTTTATTACATTTTGTATGTTTTTTCTCAAAATAGGTATTTCACTTTCAAAGGCAGGTATTAAGTATGGTCTTGGTCGTAGGTTTATTTTTCTTATACCTTTGCCCTTAAATTGTATTGCAAAATCCTCATATCCAGCAGGAACATTTACTGTTCCACCTGTGCCAAATTCTACATAAGGTGCATACTTTAAACGACTTCCAACTGTGTACATTATCTTGTCTCCTGTATTAACTTCTTTTAATTGTATTGAACCTACTAATCTACCTTTATCAGTAGAATTTGAAGCGACTGACCTTCTTGCTTTGCTTTGAATAGCCAATGCAGATGCGTTCACTTCCATAGCAACTTCTTTAGCAATTTCAGGTGCTAATTTGCCCATTCTTTTAATTAGTGCATCTAATCCTTCAATCCTAAATAGAATTTGGTCTGCCATTAGAAGTACATTAATATTTCGTAATATCTAAATTGGTTTTCTACATCCTTCAAAGAATGTATTACATAAGTTTCGCCTTCTGCTAATATTTTGTAGTTGTTGGTTATTGTTACATCATAACGGACAAATAGCTTTGCAGCCCTTGTATATGTTATTTGTGCATCCATTAACTTTCTGCTTTCATCCATAGGTCTAAAATCCCCAAATACTGTCTCTTGTAAGGCATAGGTAGTTGTGTAGCCACCTTGCCCATCAGCGGTGATTGTAGGCACATATAAGCCTATTTCCGAGTACATTGTGTTGGCATCAACATAGTTTGCCTTTTTGCTTCCTATCCTCATAATATTGGGCTTATTCTTGTCCAACGCTGACACGCTTTCCAAGTCTTTTCACAAATACCTGTATCACTATCCAATCCTCTATTTTCGTAATCGTAGCTAATTTGGTCTAAAATAGCAATCTTTAAATCGTTCGGAATAGTTGCGTAGCCTACCACATAAGTAGCCTTTAAGTTTTCAAATTGTGGTCTTTGTAATTGTGGGAACTTACCGCCTACCAAAGTGTAGTCAGCAGCAACAATAGTGTCTCCGTTTTGGTCTATTAATGATGTAAAACTATTCATCGGACCATAAGGAAGCTGGAAGTTACCATCCCAATTTGTAAACCATACAACCGCAGTCTTTGCAATTAAACTCAATCCTGTACCTACTTCAACCGCTTCCCTTGCTTGTTTAATCATCAAGGAAATTTGGTTATCATCAACATTTGTAGTAACCCTACAATACAATTTTGCCTCTGCTAATGTAACAGGTTCAACGACTGTACCTATGTCGGTCAAAGTAAAATCAATGATAAAATTATTATATGACATACATCTTTTTTACAAATTTACAATAAATATAATAAAAAACCCCACCGATTAAGATGGGGTCTTTATTTTCTATTCTATAATCAATTAAGCATTGATTGAAGCGTAGATTGCAGAAGTTGGTTGCATCAAGTTGATGTCCTCATAACACTCAATTCTTGCAGTAACCATATTTTGTTGGAAGTTAGATGCGTTCTCATAAGAAAACTCAATAGCTAATCCTTCAACTTCAATACGCTCACAAAAGTTGCTATCCAAGATAAGAACTTTATCATCAGTAACCCAAGATGCAGCAATTACAGGAGTTCCCCATATTGTCATACCACCATTAGGATTAACGATAACTGAACCTGAACCTGCGTAGTAACCAGCAACGATTGTATCTTTTAATAAACGACCTAATTGTTTAGGGCTTACTAAAGCAACTGAAGATACAAAGTTTGCAGTCTTTTGGTTGCCGATATAATCAACTAATTGCTTTAAATCGGTAGTTTCAGCAGTTGTTGTAGAACCTGTTGCAGCAGCAGAAACAGTTGCAAAGAAAGCAGCGTTTTCAGCTTTGAAGAAATCTCTAGTCAACATTCTTGGTAAAGTTGTGCTTAAGAAAGGCAAACTTTTAGCCATTTGTTTTGAGAATGTAGAGAAACCAGCGATGTAATCATTAACCACTTTAACCTCGCTTAATGCGTAGTTGTTCTCACCTTTGTTTGAACCTTCAGTTTGAGCAGCAATGTTGTTAGTTGTTGCAGTCTCTTTGTAGAAAACATACAAACCACTTTCACTTCTTACTGTTGGAACTAAATCACGGAAGTTAATTGCTTGACTAGGTAAAACTGAAGCATTAATAGCATAAGATGCTTGAGCATCTCCTGTTAAACTTGCACCTAAAGTCATTGACTTAACATCTCTTAAATCTAAACGGAATTTACCATTTGATTTCATTGATTTTTCCATTTCATCCAATTTGCCATCTAATTTTTCTACGATAGCCTCATCTAAAAACTTTACTTGTTTAGATGCGTTTTTCTTTTGTGCAGCAGCTTGAGCATCAAATTGTTTTTGTGCTTCATCTTTTACTACACGAATTTCAGCGTTTGTTGCTTCCAACTTCGCTTCAATACTAGCTTGAAAACCTTTAAGGTTATCAGCCATTTCGTTAATTACTTGTTCCATTTTTACTTTTTTAGTATTTTATTAAATTCTTTTATTGCCTTCAAGATTTCTGCATCATTGTTTTTGATTTCCTCAATTATCGGCTGGGGTGCTTCTGCGACCACAGTGATTTCTTTAACGATTTCAATCTCTAATAATTCCGCTTGAATCCTTTTTATTTCAATCTCCATCAACGCAAAGGTTTCATCGGTAAATTTACCGCCTTTAAACGCTTTCAAGAGTTTCTCTAGCCTGTTTGCTAATTGTTCTCTTTTTACTTCACTCTTTACTGAAATAGTTGGTGTTTCAGGGTTTGCTGCCCATAATACCGCACTACCTTCATAAAGTTTAAGTTCAGTAATTGTTCTTACTCCATCCTTACCAACGCTTGAATTTATTGTGGTAAATCCAATTGAATGCTGATTGATTAAACCTGCATCGTACATCTTCATTATATCTTCGCCTGTTTCGGTCATTACTATTGGAGTAACTGCAATAAGCATATCACCTTCAACATATAATTGTTCAGGCTTACCAATAACCGCTTCCATTTCAGCACAATGGTCAACTAAAGACCATATCAAGTTTTTACCTGCTGGACCTCTTTCGCTTAAAGTCTTTGTGAATGCTTCAGGAACGATAATATCATTATCTAAATCAATGTTTCCTGTTCTTGCCCATACTGCTTTAACCCTGCGTTGTTCGGTATCTACATCCATTACTTCGTAGCCGATGTCTTGTTTTTCAACAATTAAATCTTTTGATGCGTAAGTTTTCATATTTACAAAGTTATATTTTTTTTTATTATTCAAACAAGTCTGCGATTAAGTTTCCTATTTGCATCCCTACTGCGTTAGTTAGTATTCCCCAAATCATTCCGACATTGCCTTTTGGTGGGTTATCTTGTAGCTTTAATAACTTTCCGTTTTTATCCCTTTGTGCCTCATATCCTAAAGTACAACGGCAGTTGCAAACATCACCAGCACTTCCACTTGAATCGCAAGGATGTAGCATTAAGTCAAAACCGCCTTTTTTATTTTGCAGTTTAAATGTCGCATCCATTGGTATTTTAGTACCATCCATATTTAGGTGGTCAAATTGGTCTCTTGGAATCCTTCTTGTTCTATTGTCTTTTGCTGCAATCCATTCTTTGACAGTTACTAATCCTGTACTTGTTGCACCAACCATTGAACCGATATTAGCAGCCCTTCCTGTTTCCGTTCTTGCTATTAACTCTGCTCTATAATCCGTAATACCTGCACCCCTTAATAAAACAATTGTTTCAGGTAGTGTTAGGTTTTGCTCGGCTGATTGTACTAAATATCTTCGGATTTGGTCTTTGGTTGTATTCGTTATGTCGGTAGCTAATTGGTCAAGTCCTTGCGTTTGCAGGTACTGAAGGATAGTGTAAGCAAACAAATCGGTCTCTGCTGATTTAACCTCTAATGCCTCGTAAATGCCCTTTACAGACCTTTTAACGACCTTACTACTAATTTGAGCCATCTTTACACCCATAGCCAAATGTAGCTTTTGTATGGTCTTTTTAATGGCTTTATCGCTAATTGCGTTGTAGTCCAATGTACGGCAATAGGTATTCACCTGATTTTGTAGTTCTTTTTTGAACTTCGGTGAGTATTGTTTTAATGCGTTGGCATAAAGTTTTTTATAGTCTTGCCAAATCATTTTATGGATTTTGGTCAGGTATATTCAAAGGTTGAAATTGGTCAATAGTTTGTAATCCTGTTGGTATATAAAGTTTCTCCAATTCTTCAGTAGGGATATAATCAGGAACTTCAATATTCATTATGTCTAACTTTTGTTTAGGGCTAATCCACCAAGCAGTATTTAACCACGCAGTTTGCTCGGCTTTATTTGCTTCTAATTCTCCGTAAACTGAAAGGTCGTAATCAACATAAAGATTTGTTCCTTTATAACCCCAATCCGTGTGTAATTTCCTATTAAGGTTTTCAGTCAATGAGTTAAGTAATGGGATGGCACAACGAAGTGTTAATGCCTTTTCCCCTTCTCTTTGATTGTTATAGGTCTTTGAATCGCTATCGTTTAAAAGTTGACTAGGTACTCCGTAGATATTACAAAGTGCTTTTAAATCCCATTTTTCCGATTCAATGATATTAAGTTCAACAGGTGAAAGTCCGATTTGTTTCCAATCTACTTTATATCCTGATACTGCAATTGAGTTAAAGTTTGCTGCACCGCCCTTTTGACTAACTGCGGTTTTAAGTGCTTGTGCCTGTGCTTGACCACTTGTAGGGTCAAACCTTTCATCGTTCATAAATAAAACTCCAGCAGGTCCACCATTTTGGAATGATGCAACGGCAGCGGTTTTAGCTTCGTTACTTCTTGTTAAGTTTTTGGCTGCTGCTCTTAATGGGCTTTGTCCGTACAATTGTCCACCTGTAACTCCCCATTGTGGATTGAAGTATTTATCGTGTAAGATTTCTTTTGTATCAAATGACCACATTTGTCCGTAATAAAGTTGATACCCAGCTCTTGTTGGGGGGAACACATTGATATTTGCAATAATAGCCATAAACTGACTAGGTAAAGCAAATAGTTCAAATGGTTTGCCCTGATTGTTTCCTGCTTCAATAAGTTTGCCATAAATAAAAGAATTACCTGTTATTAACTTAAAACCGCACCATTGTTCAACTAAATCACTCCAACAATCTTCTTCATTAGGATATTTTAATAACTCGTTTAAGCGTTGGTCTCCTGTGTAAAGTTCGTATGCCTTTTTATGTAAAGTCTCAAGTTCTTTTAGGTTGATGTCTTTTTGTGCAGCTAAAGATTTGTATTTCTTTGCAGCCTTTTCATCTACAACCTTATAAACGTGGAATGGTGCAATTTTAGCTTTGTCAGTAATTAGTTTAATGATTGAGTAAACTATATCGTTTGCTACATATCCATCATCAACAAAACTTCTTTGGTCTGCTCCTTGCCAAGTAACTATACCCCTTTCAATTGCTATTTGGGAGTTCATCGGAATTGTTGGAAATAGTGTGTTAATCTTCTTTTTAGTGAAGAAGTCAAATAAACCCATATTATTAGAATTTAAACAAAGTTAAAGAAATTATACTAAAATACACTTACTGAAAATTTAGGTTTGGTTAAATGCGTAAATACTGCGTATCG